ATCAAGCCAGCTAGCCACCCAGACCCGCCGAGGGCTTCTCGGTCATTGCGCTCCTGGTCAATCTGCCTTGATATCGCATCGACTTCACCCTCGCTGTTGGCATTGATATAGCGATTGGCAAAGCCCTGTTTGTCTTGCGGGATAAATTGAAACGGGTCAAATCCGGCAGAGGGCTTTTGATAAATTGCGGGCATGCCGGGCTGTCTACCTACGATGGAACCCAAGGTATTGAACTGCCTTAATCCGCCAAGGAATACATCCTTGCCGGTCTTTCCTCCCGGAGCGACAGATTGGTTAAGTGCATAGTTAATCCCGTATCCCTTTGATAGTACAGCCGAAAAGTTGGCCAGCGGATTGCTCTGAATTTCAGGTTGCTGCTGGACGCTGTTAAAGCCACCAATGGGCATGTTATAAAGCTCGTTATCCTGCTGCTCGCGAATAGGCATTGCTTATCTCCCACCCAAAAAGCTCTGATAAAGTGTTTGACTGTCCACCTTTGGGGTGTTTACTTTAGATTGCCGCTCAGAACGGGCATTTTGGATTGCCTGCTTGTTTTTTGCTACTGCGTCAGCATGTAAGCGGTTCACTTCCCCATTACTATCCGGGTGCCAGCGCATAATTTTCCCGTTTTGGCTATATAACGGCTCAAAGAGTCCAGCCTTATTCTTCTGCCATAGCTGGTAATCCGGGCGGGGTTGCCGCGCCGTTATGGCGTCGCTCACCAGGTAAACATTTCCGGTATTAACCGGAACCAAAAACTTACCCTTAAGATCGTTGTCAAGCTGCTTTTTCATCCAGCTGGCGTTTTGCTCATCGTTATACCCTGTGAGTCCATAGAACTTTTCAGGCGGGTACCTCATCACCGTAGGACGCCCGTTGACGCTTGAGGTCCCATACAGCTTTTTAATCTGCCGGGTTGCCTCGTTCCGGGCGGCGACTTCATTGCCACTGTTAGAATACGCATTGCTGAAAATCCGCTTCCAGTCGTTATTTAACGATGCTTGAAAGCCCTGTAATGTGGGAACCTCAGGGGCCGTTGCTCCGAAGCCGAGCCAGCCGCCACCCGTTGCCGGGAAAGCGCTTTTTGGCTGATTCTCTTCTTTTTTCAGCAGGTTTCTAACCGTGTGCTCGTTGGCATTCAGTTGGGAAAGGTAATTGCGATCCGTCGTCAAAGCCGCCGATTCCACGGCCTGTTGTCCGGTTTTTCCATTGCGCAGCTCTGCATCAATGGCGTTCAATTTCCCTCGGTCGGCATCCGATAGGCCACTCACTTCAATACCCTTATCCATCAGCCAGCCGTAGCGGGTTCCCGCCTCTGCCTGTTGCTGACTGGTTCCGTGCAAAAGCTGAACCATTTCCTCTTTGTATTTTTTGGGAACATAGCCGGTAGTAGTGATCAATTGATGAACAAACGCATCGTGATTTGCGGGGCGGCTGGTATTGGCCAGCTGTTGACGGTAGGTGTCGGGATCGACTAGATGCCCTTGCTCGTCCTTTATCCGTAAATGCAGATGTGGACCGCTTGCGTGGCCCGTCATCCCGACTTTACCGATTACCTGGCCAGGTGCTACCAGGTCTCCTTTTTTGACGTTCTGGCTGGAGGTATGGGCGTAAAGCGCGGTTTTACCGTCATCCTGGAGGACTTCAATCACTTGGCCATAGCCGCCCTTTGCGCCGACTGCAATCACTCTCCCGGAGCGCATTGAGGTAATGGCTGTGCCTTGGGCCGCTGCTAAATCAATCCCGTCGTGGATATGCCCGGGTCGCTGTTCTCCGAAAGCTCCCGTTTTGGAAGGATTCCCGGCCAACGGTTGAACGCCGCCTATTGCATTTTCATAAGCCTTATCAACAATGCGGTGCGTTTCTTCGGAACTTTGGTCAGCCGGTATATGGCCACTCAAGGTCATGGCAATACGACTGTCATCAGAGGACTGCTTGTTCCGAGCTTCCCGTAATTTCCCGATGGTATTGGCTGCCCAGCGACCGCCCTCTGCATCCTGAAGTGAAGGTGTGTTTTTAACCAGGGCATTAATTTCAGACTCGGTTGCATTTCCTTTACTGGCCCGGTCTTCAATATCGTTTTTGGCCATTTGAATATTAAAGGCTTGGTTAAACGAAAGTCCTTGCTCATGCTGTTTTGCGTACCATTGCTGATCGCCGACATGGGCCTGCATGGTGTTTATCAGCTCACTTTGTTTGGCCAAATCAAGCCCCAAATTCTGAGGCTTTTCATGGGAAAACTGATTGATGAACTGCATTTGCTTTTCAATGTCGGAAATCTTGGCAAACGTGGCAATATGAGCCGCTGCATTCAGGTTGTTCAAGAACGCCTGTTGCTTCTCAATCTTCTCGTTTGGCGTTAAGCCCTGGGCATCCCAGGCCTGTTTTAATTGCGCAAGCGAGGTGTCATACGCCTTTTGCTCAGCCGTATTTTGAGGAGCCGGGTTCTGTAAAAGCTGATTTTGTAAATTCACAACCAGAGCCGCGTTGTCTGCGGTCGCCTGCTTGTTGCGGTAGGATGTCCAGCTGGCATTGGCACGAGTCACAATCGGCATGGCTTTGGAACCGGCTATTTTAGCCCACTGAGGCCCAAGCTCGCCCGGCATTGCTCCGGCTGTCTTGGTCACATAATTATCCAGATCGGCCGCCAATTTGTTGGGATCTTTTTGCTCGTCCGGGAGCGCTTCGTAGCCAGACTGAATTTTTAAAAAATTGTTCTCCCTATCCGCTTCCAGGTTCGAGAGGTAGCTCCTAACGGCATCCTGATTACTTTGCATTGCCGCTTGGCGAAAGGTTTGATCGGCAAGGGTGTACCCTTCGGGTAACTCCTTTTCATCATAGTTCTGAATATTTTGACCGTAAGCCTCTCCAGCCCGTGCGGAATCCACTTGCACATGGTTCGCCTGAATATTGCTCACAATCTGGTTTGTTTCGGCGAATACCCGGCTCATATCCTGAAAAACCCCCGCTGCGGCATCCGCCTCGTGTGGGTTAAACGTTGGAATATTGCGAAAATCGGTCGTGACTTGGGGCTCAAATCTCGGTACTGGCATATCAGGCTATCCCATTTGAACTGGCTAAGGGCAAGGTCGCAGTTGTGCCGATGGTTGTAGAGCCGATACTTGGCACTGTACCGGTATTCAATAAGCTTTGAGAGCCGCGCAATCCTGAACTGATGCCCGATAAAACACTCCCACCCAAGGCCCAGCGACCCACACCCAGGGAGTCATCAATTTGCATCCCGAATAAGCCCTGCTGTGCATTGCTAAGAATACCGGCATTTTTGGACTGCTGGGCTGAGAGATTGAATGTATCCTGCGCAATAGTGGTCGGGGTTCCACTGCCAACGTCGATATTGCTCCCGGCGAAAATGGCCATCTGTGTGGCCAGGGTGCGTTTAAGCTGGAGCTGGCGGTTTTGTTCTTCGACAGCTGCCTGTGTCGCAGCAGCCTGTTGCTGGAGCTTCAACTGGTCGGCTTGCTGTGCGGCGGCCCGGTGCGCTTGCGTGCCGCCTACAACACTCGTTGCAACCGTGGCGATTAAACTCGCAATCGCTAATTCCGCAATTCCCATTACACCGACACTCCTATCTTTATTGCCAGAATCTCCCATTCCAGGGGGTCGTCTTGCGTGATGGTGACTTGCGCGTCGGCCCCAACTTCCGCAAGGTAAAATGTTTTCCAGCCAGTGTAGGGCTGAACAGGTGTATTAATCGCATTAGCACCCAGCTTGCGCCACTTGGTCCGATACGTTTTTCGCTTGGTTTTTACGACAACGCCCCGACTGTTTCGCATTTTTATTTTTACGTATACGAGGCTTTTTCCGTCGCCTTGATAATTCTGTCCCTGGATAATGACCGATACCGGCAGAGTGTAGGAGAGGGCATGAAAAGGCAATCCAATTTCCAGCTCGCTAACCGCCTCGTTTGTCATCAATCCACCGCCGCTTACAGTGGCAGGCAGGAGAACATTATTGTCACCAAACACGGTCACTTCTTGATTGTTCAGGAAATTGAGACCGGTCCAGGATTGCGTCGGTGACTCTGATTCTTTTTTGATACCGCAGTCCACTTTAAAACCAGCGTTCAGCTTTTCAATCGTGTATAGAGTTTGGCCACCGATAACGCGCTTCACGCTGAAGTAAACGTCATCGTTAACGACCGCGACATCCTGGAATTCTCCGTCGGTCGTCCATTCCGTCCAGGCAACGAGTTGCTCCTGATCGAGCAAATTTAATATCGAAACCGTCCCATCCTCATTAACCGCGTACAGAATGCTGGAGGGAATCTTGGCGGTAGGTCGGCGTACCGCCATACGAACAGGGTTTTTAACCAGCTGTGGCGCGAAAACAGAGATATTGGGTGCCGTATAGGAGGATTCAACCCCGTTGTCGTTATACACAAACTGAAGAGCCGCCTGCCCACCCTTCTGAATAAAGACAGGATTTCCTCCAAGCGATACCGGCTTTGTGGGGGTGGAACCTTCCGAAGTTCCCTTGTGAAGCTGGTCTGCAATTTTACTCGGCGTAATAGCATCATCCAGAGACCCCTTGATGTACCACTCCCCGCCACTGGTGAAAATCTGCAAGGTGCTTCCGTAGATGATGTGCTGAATCGCGTTGACCTGACCACTGTCGAGGGTGACGTTGATCGCGTCGCTATCCAGCCCCGTTCCTTCGTCGAAGTCAAAATATAAGCCGGATTTACTTCCAAGGATTGTTTGGGGGCGTGACTTTAAGCCCCCTAGCCAAAATCGACCATAACCAAAGGTCCCGGAAACCGGCCACCCGCGCGAAGCACTGATGACCGGCTCTTCTCCCGAACCGAAATCGTAATCTGGAATATTGGTAATCGGCAACTCATCCACATTCCAGTCCGTATGGCTATGCCGTGTAATCCGAAGCGTTTTTAAATTTTCGTGAAATAAAATCAACGTGTCGGCGGACTGAGTCGAATCCAGGGCTTCAAGCATATCGCCGGTTAAATTGCCCATAGTACCGCCTGTAACAGTGGCGACGAGTTCATCATCCTTGTATACGGTCATTTTTCCAGCCGTAAACACCAGCAGATAATCCTGCTCCGTATTGAACGTGAACTCGATTTCTTTCCGCAGAGCGCTTGTAAAATCAATGAACTCCAGGCCTTCTCTGCGTTTTAGCCCGCCCTGATGCATCGCATAACAGTTGTTTAATTTAGCTGCACCGTTGGCATAAGTGGCAATGTCGTCTCGCGCTTGCATGTCCGGCGAGAGTTCTCCCCGGACAAAGCTTGCCTGATACGACTTCACGACCATTAGTTGTACCGCGTGGTGATCAATTCGTGCTGATGCCGAGGGCTTTTGGTAGGCTCTTTGCGGCTGTCTCTCAGTTTTGCCTTGCTGAGTGTATCAGTGGCCAACTTGTTGAAATTGGCCATTTTTTTGTCATCCCCCACGATGGCCACAGCAAACATCGAGGCCAGGGAGTAAACGAGCGCGGTTAAAAAATACGTTGGAAACTCAGTCTCGCTTCGTCTCACCTGGTAGGTGATTTCTGCTTCCAGGTCATCCGTTAATAACTTATCGTCCTGAATTCTGTAGTCGGAATGGCTATTTAAGCTTTTTAAATCAATCAAATCGCTTGGCAATTGAAATGCCCTGGCATAGCCAAATAATGGCACTTCCTGCAATTGGGTCAGTTTCTTTTGCTCAATCGAAAATTTCCAGGTGTAGGACGTGAGCAAGTCATCCCGAAGCATTGGGTAAAGGGTTCCGGCGACCTCCGCTTCGCGCATATCGTCTTCGAAGCTTTCAATCGTCTCGCCACCAACCAAAACCAGCGCTGTATTGCAAATCTGAATATCGTTCATTTCAAACTCCAAAGTGCCGGTGAAGATTGCTCCTCACCGGCTTTCCCTTGTCCCTAATCTGTATCGGTTGTGCCGATAGCCAATCCGTCTGTCGTATCGACCGTGTTTCCATCATTGGCGTTGATGGTGAGCCAATACCCTTGCGGGGTTCCCCCTGTATCGCAGAATGCGTAAATCTGGTCCCCTACTGCGGTCTCGCCAGCTACCAAATTAAAATAGCCAGCAGTATTCACAGTGGCCTGTGTATCCACGGTTTTATAACGATGAATAGCCGGTGCATTGCAGCCCGTCCGACCGCTTGCCCAGTTACTTTTATCAAACGCCATGATTCAACTCCTATAACTAAAACGACAAGTAAAATGGATTACAAAATACTGTCGTCTGTGGTGACTTTTACGCAGCCTGAGGCATCGATAACCCCGGCATTGGCGGACAAGAAGCCGGTAACCTTGTGAGCCAGCTTGTTCCCGTCGTACCAGACTTCAACTTTTGGGTCCAGGTTGACCAGCAAGCCCACTGCCATTTTCTGCCAGGCGTAGTTTGTCCGATCGTTGGTACTGAGCGGCAAACCGCCCTCGTCCGGCATATCGGGAACCTCGAAGAAGCGGAAGCCCCAGAGTTCCCCGACCTGGCCATTTACAATGACGTTACTGGTGTTGTAGTCACTGGAGCCGACACGAGGGTCGTCTGTCAGGTAGGAAACACCGTTGGTATGAGCCAAAAAAGTACGGTCTCTCTTTTCCACGCCTGATTTGGAAAGGAGCCGCATTGCTTCTTTCAGCATTTTCCGGTTGAGGTTGTCATTCGTCCCGGACACGTTTTTGGCAACCACATTGTTAATGGTGGCCGCACCCAAAGCGTCAATGATGATCTGCAACATCCGGCGAATCATCGCCATGGAAATGGATTTGGCAATTTCCTGGCGCTCATCGTAATTCGTTTGGCCATTGAGGAAAATGTCGGTATATTCCGCGACTGTCCAGTTCCGAACCGTAATGGTCACAGGGTCGTGTTTTGTATTACCGGCGGGAATATCCGTATGGAAGTTCGTCCGCTCCGTGGTCTTGGTACGGCCCATCACAGGGAATTGCTTCGACTTCATCCCCTTGCCGTCTTTTACGCGGACCCGGTCCTTAATGCCGTCCACATCCGCCTGAAAGACATGATGCACTTCGCTTTCAAACGTTGTAACCGCGTCTTTGCTAAGCTCTAAGCTCATAAAAAAAGTCCCCATTCTTAAGCAGCGCCCGTTCGAGCGCGGCAAGTTCTGCCTTACGTCCGAACTGGGTATGCCCAGGAATGGGGGCCAGTTTTTACCTAAAAAAATGGCAACAGCAGCCTTTTCCCCTGTTGCCTGTATGTCTGAGTAGTGTTGACCGCATAGGGTTATTAAAAAAATAATAGGGTTATTTTTAAACGGTGAACAGTTAAGCTCTTAACCTAACTTTTTGGCTTTGGTCGCCTTTCCCAGTAATTCGTAATATTTGTCCTGGTGGAATTTGCTACCGGAATCCATTTCCTTTCCGTATTTTTTCTTGTATTCCCTGGCATCCGCATCCCATTCCTCTGGGGACTTGCTCTCCATGCCGCCGTTGTTGATATCCCCTGGAATACCCTTTTCCCCAGCGGCTCCAATCAGGATATTGAGTTCTTTCAACATGTCGCCGTTCTGCCCTGCTAATTGAGCCAGCGCCTTCATGGCAGGCGTATTGCGCTTATCCCGATAACGGGTTATGTTGCTGAGAATCTTATCGGCGTCCTCACCCAGCTTTTCCCGCTCTTTGTTTAAATCCGGCTGGTTTTTGATGTTGTAGAGAAAATGGTTTTTAACCAGCAAATTGACCTGCTCCTGCGTGAATTTGCCCGCTTTGAATGTGGGTTCAAATTCCTTAAACAGCGGGTCGTTTTCGGCATTGATTTCGAGAGTTCTATACTCTTGCGGGATATCCTGGTCATCCTTGAAGCTGATTGCCTGATAGCTTTCAGGCGCTTCCGGATTCTTCTCACGCAGTTTTCCGCTCAGCTCTTTATAGCCCTTCATCACTTCCGGGATGGTTTTATATTTGCCCAGATAGAGCCCCTTCTCATCCTTGAAGCCATCGGCATCGTTGAAGGGATCAAGCTTTTGATTGGGATCATCAGTGGCTTGACTTTCAGTTTGGGTGCTTTCTGTCGAGGTTGCAGCCTCTTCCGTGTTTTTGTTTTCTTCCGTCGTTGTACTATCGTCTATGAGCGAGCCCGACATACAGCCTCTCCTTTTCTGATTAGGGTTCTAATGGTTCTGAAAAAATTGTTTTCTCCTTCCCGGATGCCCATGAGCATGGCCATCGCCATACCGTCTGCCGCCTGGGAGGGAATGGTTGATTTTTCGATAGTGAGCTGTCGCATATCGTCCAGCACTTCCTCGCCCAATGGCGTTTTGAAAAGTGCCGCAAAGCGTTGAGCCCGTTTTTCAGCCTCGGTTAATTTAACCGCCTCTGTTTTGGCTTTCCGTGGCATAGCCCGTCCTTTACGATTAAGCAGCGTTCATCAGATTTTGCAGGGCGCTTGCATCCGGTACGCCTCCGGATTGGTCTCCACCGCCCTGCTGTGAAAGTGCCTGGATAATTTTCTGCTGAGAATTGGCCATCTCGTCCGCAGTCGGAACCACTTCGGCATCCACATGGAGCTTGAGCGCCAGGTAGGGTATCAATTTTTCCGGCGGTATCAACTGCATGACAATTTGAGGCCCGTAAACCGCAATGAGGTACTGGATAAACCTCATCGTCGATTCGACATCCTGCTCGTCCTCTGCCTGGGCAATTGGTGAGCGATACTGTAAATTGATAATCTGGCCATCCACCTGGACGTAATCGCCCAGATCAACAAGGCCCAGCTCGTCGAGAATATAAAGCTCGCGGTCTGTGGCTGTTTTCTGGCAGTCGTACATCAGACGGTCAAAGGCTGGCCCTATGCGTTTTGAGAGTTCCGCTTGCCGCGCCGCGATTTCCGTCGCTGATTTCACGGGCAGGTTAACATTACCCAGCGGCTCGGCATACATGTTTTTATAGATGCCGTTCTGAAGGTCACTGAAGAGGAATTGCGTGAGCGTGTCCATACTCCCGTCGCTTTGCAAAAGCTGGATACTGGGACCGTATGCGCCGCCATTACTCTCCACCGGAATCAGATTCATTTCACCGAAGCGGACATTATCCAGGTTGATCGCATCGTCATTGAGGACCGTGTAATTACCATGCAGAACCCGGTCTGCTTTTTTCAGAAGCAGCTCTTTAACTTTGTTGAGGGTTTTAACGTCCGCCAGAGCTTTGAGCAAAGGCCCCCGTTTGTACAGAGAACCCGCCCGGCCCGGCCAGCGGAACACAACCCACGGCGATGATTTCTGCTCACGGTCTACCAGGAGTGCTTTGCCCTTCTCGTCGAAAACAACGTAGCGATAGCCCTTTTGAGTTTTTTCCTTCCCCTCCTTTACGTCCATGCGCTTGATGTCCTGCCAGACGGTTCCTTCAATCAGGCAGACCGTTCTGGATGGGTCTTTTTCATACTTCTCTTTCCACTCATCCGGGATTTTAGCATCGTCCCAAACATCCTTAATGTCCCGAAAAGGGATATGGGTTTTTCTGAAAACCGTCTTAATATCGCCGTTGGGGCCTTCTTCCGGGTAAACATCCAGGGCAGAGACGGCGGTGTAAACAAAGGGATTTTCCTTAGTCCCTTTGTTACAGAGGAAAGCACCCATCCCGAAAGCCAAATCCATAAGAGATGAGCCAATCTGAGTACCAAAATTACTGGCAAATTTGTATTCAAACAGGGTATCGGTAATGGTTGAGAGCTGTTCGTTACCCTTGTTTTTATCGGCAACAGCACTCCCGGATACCAGGCGCAAATATTGTTTTCCACTGGGAAACATTCCGCCCTGAAGATTGGCCGCAAACCCATCCAGCGCCCAGGCCGCCGTCGAATCGTACAGCCTATCACCCTGCTCTGTTGGCTGGTCCCGGCTTACTCCCGTGGTTACTTCTTCCAGCGCATCGCCCAGAAATTCCAAGGCTCGCCGAACTTCTCTGTCCCAACGTTCTTTGCGACGTTCGGACCGTTTGAATCGCTTCAGTAAGCGCTCGATTGATTCATCCATCGGCTTAGCCTCCAATATTGTCCTGGACTCCGATTTCGGAAGTCATAATTAAACTGGATTGCCCCATCCTGCGGCGGAAATTAGCATCAGCCACCCGTTTGTTTTCGGCGGCTGTAGCTGCCGCCTGGGCAGCGGCTTCGTCCTGCTGCTGCTTCATTCGCTTGGCCTGGTTGTCTGCCTCTGTTGGTTTCGCCATCTGGTCCTGCCTTTCTGTGCCATACTGAAAATCATTTCCCGCTCGCCCAGGCTTAAGGGGTTGCCGAAGTAGAGGGTCTCGATTTCGAGGTAGTCCTCCGTCGAAAGTGCCTGGCCGCCATTTTCGAGAAGCCAACGGAAAAACTGCTCAGGAGTAAATACCCACTCAGCGACACCCAGCAGGTTTTTTGCGAGCGTGACACATCCCGGAAACCAATTTGTGATGTGGTGACTGGTAAGGGTACGACTGACTGGAAAATCGATCCGCACCACTGTCCCCCCGTGGTGGGCAAAGTCAAGGGCGATAAGTTCAGCCGGTATGACAACAGTAGGGTCTTGGGCTCGTCGGAGTTCAATCTGAACATGGGTAGCAACGGGATCGATGACCTGTACCCAGTTATCCACCTGGGAGAAGGCGAGGACGTGGACAAAGCCGCCACGCATAATCCATTCCATCCAGGCGGGAAGAACATCCCGACCGCCAGAACGGTAGAAAGCAAACCACCAGCGACGAATTTCAACCTGTTTCTTGCGTCTTTCACCAGATAGAGCCTCCCGGTACCACGGAACGTACTTGCCCGGTATTTTTATTTTTCGTTTTAAAAAAGCCCCGCAACGCACCAATACCGCAAGCCGCATACTGGATAGAGTCGTGCACGTCTGCGAAAATATTTTTAAGAGGCCGTTCATCGAAGCGAATATCTCCTGCTGTAGAAATCTGCCGGTACATGTAGCCGCCATTGAAGCCCCGGATTGTGATTCGACAATTCGGGGAAATCATGAGCATCGAGCGCCCGTCCATTAGAGTGGACAGCATGTGTTCAACGGATTCGTAGCGTTCTGGCCATCGGAATCCGGGTGACGGTTTTACCTTAAGCCGTTGCCCCTGCTGAACCAGGAGCATTTTTAATTCCTTGTTGAGGATATCGATGTAGGTTTGCTCATCGTTTTGAGTCGGGTTTGCCCCGGCAGGGTCTCCCCACAAGGGATTGTGAATATCGTTTTCCGGGAAGTTTTGTTGAATAAATTGAACAAGCAATTGTGCGAAGCGTTTCGCTCCCATGCCTTCCTTCTCGGTGATGCACAATTCCGCAACGATATCCCAGGCTCCCCTTACTGTTGGTTGCCAGAAAGTAGCCGCCGGATGTCGACCGGAGCAGTCAATCCCGACGACAATAAGCGATTTAGGCTTAATTGCAACGGGCTTCTCGTGCACGTGGATTCGCTGATTCCAACAGCTGGCATAGACTGCGACCCCTTTTTTGATGAAGCCGTATTGCCCGTGAACGTAAACGTCAATCCATTCCTGGCTTTTACCCTGGGAAATCCGCTCATAATAAATGGTTTGGCCCCAGTTTTTACGCTTTTGCATACCCTCGCGGTAGGCCTTGAGCGCTTCCTGAATTTCTGAAGAATCGTTGCTGTAACCGGCTTCGCGCAGCTCGAAAATTTTCTTTTCCGGTTCTGCGGTCCAGGCAATCGTTTCTTCCGTCTGGAGGAGGTTTTCAACATTCTCCGCCTCTGCGGATAATCCCGAGGGTTGCGACCAAAACGCCCAGTCTTCCGGCGTTTCTTCCTCTGCCAGGTTAAACCACCAATGGCCATCATCAGGCGGGTTAGTATCTAAAATAATGGCCGGACGGGTACAGCCGCCCTCTTTTGCCGAGGGATAACGCCCGGCCCGGCCCGTCGCAGCATCTAAAATCTCTTTATGTATTTCCCTGGCTTCGTTGAACCACACGAAAGAAGTCTCCAGGGATAGCAGCTTTTTGGCATCTTCCGGCTGATCCAGCGCCAGGAATATGACCTCGAAATCGACTAAGGTGCCGTCCGACATGGAGTATTTAACAAAATGCGTGTACGGGGGACGGCCTGTAAAATTGCCGAAAACCGCTGGATTTTTCTCAGGGTCTCCCGGAGGGAACCAATCTTTCCAAGTCTTTATCGTTGTCGAAAACAGCTCAGGTAAAGTGTTTCGGACAATAACTGCGCGGGACTTTCGAATCCCCATTTTGTTCGGAGTCTGGCCACAGGCCAGGCGAAATAATTCAAAGCAACAGCCGACCGACTTCCCGGAACCGACCGGACCTCGGACACCTCGAACAAAGGCCGGGGAATTATGGAACAGCTTTAACGTCGGTGAGGCTGTATAGCTGACGGTAGCGATATTAGAATTCATCGTCTAACTCGCTCCCCCACCGCAAGAAGTGGTTTCTTAATGCCAGGTAACGGGTTGTCCAGGAGTAATTGTCGCGCTCAATTTCAAAGACAACCGCTTCAAATTGCTCACGGATGACGCCCTGCTTTTTTTTCTTAATTTTCTTTTTCGCTTTGGACATCAATCACATTTGCCCCCATTAAGGGGTCTCCGAGGTTGATAATGACCTGAACACCTGTTAGACCATTGTTCTCGCGCTTCTCTCCGAACTCTCCCGCTGCTTTAAGCGATGTTTCTGACATCTTTGCCAGGATGGACCCAAAGCTCGCCCTGGTTTTATCGTCGTGAGTTTTGTCGAAATTCTGCTCTATCTTGTCCATCAGCCTTTCGTGGCGGCCCATTGCGGAGGCGGCCCGGTGCTTGTACATGGCGCACTCGTTGATGAGTTGAACTTCAGCGGCTAAATAAGAGCTTTTCTCGATTTCCGAACGCCGGACACCGCTTATTTTCAGGGCCTCATCAACATCCAACGTTTGGCTGTAACTTTGTAGAAAACTGAGATGCCTAGGGGTGAATAGGTGCGGCTTTGCGTTATCGGTGATAATCACTTCCCGGACTTTACGGGTGATTATCGGCTCCAGCAGCTTGTCGATCTTCGTCGATTTCTCGCCAGTATCGCCCGTTTCGCTCAAGACCTAATCCTCGCAAGGCTTCCAGTACATCCTCCCGTTTCACCAGCTCGCAGTACTGTTTGTCAGCGGTGAGAATTTGGTTGATAGGCGAGTGTGACCGCTTACCGTAGCCAGCCATCATGGCCGCCATTCGGCCTACTCGTGGCTCTTTTACCCCGAGTGCTTTTTGTTCTCGCCATAGGCGCGCAAATACTTCCGCGAATCGGAGCATCCGCTGGGATTTAAAGTTGGCCATAGGCTTTAAAAAATAACTTTTTTTATTTTGTTTGGGTAGTTAAGAACTTAACCCCTCAGTCCCAAAATCCAGCCTCAAAACCACTTGAGAGACACCGAATAATTCCTTGTGCATCACGGCGTCCAACTCTTCCAGCCAGACGCGGTAGGGATACTTTGAGCGTTTATGGCCATACAACGGGAAATCTTTGTTGATTTCCCGACGAAGAGCGCGTCCGCGCACGCCATTTTTTTTGGCTTTTTGTAACGCCTGTTCGATGATACTCTTCGCTTTCATCCGCCATTTGCCCACGATCAGCGCGCCCCCAATTTTTTTTGATTTATTCTACCCCATTTTTTAAAACTCAATTTAAGCTCAGCCGCAGCGCGCCCCGATTTTTTTTTGGTTTTTTGGCTCACTCAATCCACGCAGAATTACCCCATCCTAAAAACCGCCTATTCCCCGGAATTTATCGGCGCAATGGTTGAATCCTGAGACGCGCGGGCGCTTCGGGACCCCCACCCCCTCACCGCTGGCTGAGACCCCCGGGGTCATTCCTTGACGCGCGCACACCTCGACGCGCTGCGCGAGGAAGGAATCACGCCTTGCGCCTGGGCGCGTCTAATGAATATCCCGAGCTGCATTCAAGGGGGTCAAAAAACCCCCTGAAATAGCAGGCTGAAAACCCGCTCAGCATCAGGCACCCTCAACCCGGATTGAAGGGGGTTAAAAAACGGTCGTTTATTGACCCTCTTGGCACCAGGTAAACGCTATCCAATCGCCTTGAATTATTACCCCATCGGCTCCGGTGGCTCTCGTGATTCTCTTCTCCCACGCGAGGCTTGGGATGCAGGCGATTCGATACCTAACAATTGAGATGACAGTAAGAGTTTTACCCTATCCAGAACCAGCTGAATTAAAGTGCTTGCAATGAATGTAAAGCTGGAAAGGCTTGCTATCACTGCTTACTGTAATTAATTGTAACAATAGTATTGACATAGACATTGGCTTTGTTGTCCTATCTAGTTATATGCGTTAAACGCATAATATAACCAAGATGAAAGGATATAACTGATGGACAGCTACTACGATAGCTCCATAGACATTGAAATAGATGCTAAACGAGTATGCCAAGAGCTGGTTAAGCACGGAAATGGCTTCCAAGGGATTGTTGAGTTCTTTATTGATAACCCATCAGCATCGAACAGCTGGCAGGCACACCGTGTACTCAACTGGCTCGGCTATTAAGGGCCAAATGGCGGCAAATAGTTTCCTCCCCCTATAACCCCCATAAATATATATATATAAATAAAAGCGAAGTAAGAACAAAAAAAAATCGGGGCGCGCGCCGCTCGCTGGCCGCTTCCCCGCCGAAAGGACTCCAAAACCAATGCCTGAGAAGTTTAACCTTCAACAACACGTCACCAATCAAATCATTGAGGCCTTAGAAAAAGGTGTTCCACCTTGGACAAGAGGCTGGAAGAGCAAAAACGCTGACTCGCTGGGCATGCCGCCTCTGCCCATCAATCTGAGTTCAAAGAAAAAATATCGCGGCATCAATATTCTGCTGCTTTGGGACGCACAAGAGAAAGGCAGCTTTGAGTCCCGCTATTGGGTTACTTACAAACAAGCTCAAGAACTGGGCGGAACGGTCAAACAAGGCGAGAAGTCCACAATGGTGGGTTATTACAGCTCAATCAATCCATGTGAAGAACACAAAAAAAACGTGGTCGCCGACTGCGCCACCTGCGAGCCTCGCGGATTCTGGAAATATTACCGGGTATTCAATACGGATCAGTGCGAAGGTTTAAAAGTCCCTAGCCAGACTATTACACCGGTTGTCGTTGATAGCCGGGAGCTCACACCCAACGAAATGGGCGAAATGATACTAAAGGCATCCGGCGCGAAAATTGAACATCGCTCCATCCTGAAATCACCGCACTACAACATCGGAACCGACAAAATTGTTCTGCCGCACCAGGCGCAATTTATCGACGATGATAATTATTACAGAACAGCATTGCACGAGCTGACTCACTGGACAGGTGCAGCACACCGACTCAAGCGTGATTTTGCAAATCGATTCGGCACCAAGGCTTACGCCTTCGAGGAGCTGGTTGCAGAACTGGGAAGCGCTTTTCTTTGCGCTGAGATTGGAGTAATGGGCCTACTTGAAAAACACGCCGCCTATATTGACGGCTGGCTCGACGTTTTGAAACGGGATAAGGGCGCAATCTTCACAGCTGCAAGCAAAGCCAGTGACGCCTTTGAATATTTGCTAGCTTACCTGGAAAACAGCTCATCCGCAACCGAGGTTGCCTGATTCACCGGAGGGGCTTCGGCCCCTCCCTTGAGTTAGTCAGGGAAAGGAAATTCGATGTCAGTCAATACCTACACAATCCCGCCCTACAGCAGCACTGCCCCAGTGAGTACGGACAATGCAACCCCGGCCATTCTGCTAGGCGCATCAATGATGGCCATTGCAGCCATCACGATAAACGATAAATTCATAAAACACCGAGGATAAACCATGACCCCTACCGAACGGATACTCTACAACGCTCTCATCGAATGCCAGAGATATTTCAGGCAAGAGCGGGACAACCAGGACGGTGAACTGGAGACAATCATCGACTCAGCCCTCATGACCGGAAGGGCCCCTCACCAGGTCCCTGGCCAAACATTTTTGTTTTAGGATATTGCCATGAAAAAAGAAAATCGCCGCCGCCGCGTCGTGCTGTACGTCCGAGTCAGCACCAAGAAACAAACAAATCTCAACCAGTTTCTCCAGCTTCGCAAAGCTGCTGAATACCACGACTGGGAAGTTGTCGCAGTTTTTCGAGATCACGGAAGAACTGGGGCCAACCAGGATAGACCCGGTTTTCAAGCCTTATTGAAATTTATTCGGAATCGAAAAAACAAAGTCGATATGCTGGCCACGTACAACCTTTCGAGAATCGGTCGTAGCGTTCGAGACCTGGCCAACTTTCTGGAAGATGAAATCCGGGAACGAAACATCAACTATTTCAGCTACAGAGACAGCATTGATACTACCACTCCTCACGGACGGATGCTTTTCGCAATTCTGGCAGCAGTCAGTGAGTTTGAAAGAGAATGCACTGTTGAGAAAGTTCTTGACGCACTTGAAAGAGCGAGAGCCCAAGGGAAAACCCTTGGCCGTCCAAAGCGCAATAATCCTAAAAATAAAAAATACGATCCGGAAATCATCAATAAAATTTTGACTGATTACAATAACGGCAAGGGCAAGAAGATTAAACAGATTGTCAAAGAGGTTCCATACGCTCGAAACACAGTGCGTTCAATCATCAGGGAGGCAGAAAATGCTGAAACCGAGGCATCCTAGGTCAAGAGAGACCGTGATCCTTGAGAGCGTGGACCCGGAGCTAAATGGCAAAGAGTTTCTGATCGAAGACTACTGCGAAAATTTAATCGGCCGCTCCTGGCAGGATGCAGGAACAAACCCAGCAGCTTTAAAATACGCCCTTCGCAACGTCCGCCACAATCTGCCAGTCGATGACAACGTTGTAGGCGGTCAAATCAATGGACGGAGCAATCTGGTCCATGAAAGCGAAATCCCCCTGGAACGCAAAAAACCCAACCGGCAAGGCTGGGTTTTCGCTATAATCTCATGGCTCAAACGAAATAAGGGCTAGCTCCTTATCCAGATCGCAAACACCTCATAAACTCTTACGTGAAAGGAGGTGGGCGCTAATGGATAGAATGATTGAATTGTTAATGACGATCATCATTCTCCTGCTTCTCAGCAGGTAGGGGCTTTGAGTGGGCTAACTTCTCAGGGAGGCCCACTCCCCTTATTTCGTTCGAGACCGTTTTACCAAGTCCGTTGACAAAACGCAACGACTTGACAATCAAGATAGCATATCAAACCAGCAAAGTTAAGCCTTTATGCCTAAAAAAGTTGATACCAGCGAATTCATCCACGACATCGAGGATAAGCTTAATGCGATGGAAGCCATTCGCAACGAGGCGAATTTAAAACAGCAGGACTTGGCCGATCTGTTAGGCATACATCAAAGCCGTATTCAACGCTGGGAAAAGGGAGAATGGAAGAAGTCTCAGCACATCCGCACCTTCATTGGCCTGATACGCGCAATTGATAACCTCCAAATCCAGAACCTCAAGAAGCGCCAGGAAGAGCAGGAAGAGGACAAATAAAGTCACTGCATATTCTCCAACCTTTTGCGGAGATAAGCTCCACGATTGTTAATTCCGCCCCTTGCCTGGACATCTTTGATTTCCGCCTCCACACGGTCAATTCCCAGCCTATTACATTCTTTCCAGAGCATCCTCGGGCCAAAACCCCAATTGAGCAAAACGTTTGTGAATATGGGGAAGGTAAAAATAGCATGTGATATGCCATCAAAGATTTTATATTCTTCACCGTTGAGGATAACTGTTTGAATTGTACTGCTTGTCATTTCAAATCCTTTCTGTTACGCGCGCGGTTCGTGGATCGATCCCAACTCCTAGGAGGGATCTAAGAATTTAAACCAACTTTTCAATTTCCAACTTCAACTTCAACTCCAACTTCTTTGATTTTTATGTAATTTTTTTTTGCAAAATCGAGCGCAAACGAACGGCACATTTAAGCCGCCGATGCTAAAATCATCGACTTTGATACGATCCCAAAGCAAACTAAACCCTCGTCAGAGCGTCACTTCAAGAAAGTTAAATTGCAGCAAAACAAGTACTCTCGGCCAAGCCGAAAGCCAATAGAAGCCGTTTTATCCGCCCTGTCATACAGTAGCGGCCTATCAACACAGTCCAGACGGTTTTATCAAATGCTCATCGAATTACGATTTTGCAATATTCTCCCCACAAACCTTGATTATCACTTGCACAGCAAAACTTGCCGCGATATAATAATCGAAGATTTTTTGGATGAAAATTTTGATAAAAAACCTGTCGGGCCTAATCGACGGGTTTTTTTATTTTGTGAAGTTCGTCATTAAACCTCCTCTCGTACAAACAAAAACTGCCGGTCTGCCAGACTGATGAAAAATTTGTACACTATCCCAATCTATGCAAACAACAAACACGTTTAGTATATCCGATCCATGAGTCTCTCTGTCAACCGCTCAGATCGCTTTTCAAACGCAAATCTAACCTTGGCAAATTAAGCTCAAAGTAGTCTAATCGTGTAATAATGAAAAATCGGCACACGTTTTTAGAATCTGCATTTAAAAATAAAAATAACACGGCAGCTCTCGAAGGATCAAGGCGAATATTCTATTTTTTTAAAAACTTGTCTAATTTTTAAAAACTTCGACTGATTTTGAAAGGCTTGTAAATTGCCAGGGATCGCAATGGACAATGAATTAGATACCACCCCCAATGTATTAGCTAACTCAGAAGTACTTCGGCTTAAGATTGTAGATGCAGCCGATGCAATGGATTGCAGCGTTGCTACAGTTTACAATCGCGCAAAAGAACATAGCTGGACGCGCGGAAAAGATTCCAAAGGGGCATGGGTAGAAATACCGGAAGACTTCTTGCCGAGTGCATGGGTTCAGGAATACAAGGCCAAAAACGCCTTGGAAGAGACCAATGCAGATACACCTCTGCCCTCCAGTGAACTGATTGACCAACTGCTAGAAAAAATGGTGGAAAAGCTAGACGAAAAGTACAAAGAAGCACTGGAAAGCAAAGAACGGGAAGTAAAATCCCATCAGGCCACCATAGAAGCACTTAACAACCAAATAGCCGCCCAAAATAACCAATTGGTAGTGCTCAAAGAAAAAAACAACCTCAAGTCACAAGCTGAAATCAGAGCTGAGATTGAGGCCGAACTCAAGCCGCAGTTCACCAGTCTGGCTAATAAACCGAAGGGCTTCTGGAATAAATTAGCCTACTTGTTCTCAGAAAAAGAGTAATACTGTAAAGATTTGTAAAACATCATCTAACCTTGTGTAAATTAGAAGAAACTAAACAAAACTAGAAAATCTTAGAAAAGTTTTTCTTGACCAAAATTGTAGAGTGGGTCTAGTCTTTAAAAACACTCCTGAGTGGAGAGGTTTTTATTCGGATGAGCGCGGAAGTAGGAAATAACAATCCCTACAAAGACTATCTGACGACCGGTTCAGCGGGACAGATACTTGGTGTCTCCCCGCCAAGAGTGCATGAGTTTTTTGACCGAGGCGAATTTCCCACTGGGATAATCGTCGCCGGTTACAAATTCATGAAAGAGATCGAGGTTTTAGAGTTCAAACAACGGCGGGAAGAGCAAAAGAGACTCGAAGAGCTTAAAAAACTCGCTGAGCAAAGGCTTAAACCGCCATAGGATTTATCTAAATGGCAGAATTACCGCCGGATTCTCAGGATTTCGTATTGATTCAAACAATTTTGGCCATGTACGACCGGCAAATTGAAAATCAAAAGCAGATGATAGCGCTGCTAACCGATACGCTTCAACAACAAAAAGCCTTACAAGAGCATCTAATCAAGATTCAAGCGAATGCAGAACCCGTTTTAAACGATTAGAAAAGGTTTTTCAAATGTCTTCTAAAACATGGATTTTATTGCAGCTTACGCCAGTTGGTCAGTTAAAAGGCTCATTCTATCTGAATTTGGCACACGTGAGACGTTTAGAAGTTTGTCGAGACGGCGATCGCATCGACCAAATCACTTTTTCCTATGGCGATGGCTATGCGGAAGTAGTCAGGCTTACCCATCGCCGAGAATGCGAAGAATTCCTCAGATTATTTGAGGAATACCGCAAAGAAGAGTTTCTTCACAGAGATACTCAAGAGTTTCCAACCAGCAAGATTCAGGTGGTCTCCTTCGCAGGTGAGGATCTGACGTGATGGAATGCATTTTTAAACACTTCCGACCGAAACCACGCCTTAAACCCGTGGACTTGATACTTCAACGATTAGAAAGAATCGAGGAACAAATGATCACACAAGCTGATATTGATTCGATTAAAGACAAAGTTACCGAGCAAGGGACAGACTTGCGTAACGTCCTGGAAGAAGTGAAAGCGGACTTAGCGTCCCATAATGACGTTGACGCGACTGCACTCCGGGATGAGATTGATGCTAATGGCCAGCTCGTGAAAGACCTCCAAAAGGTTCTTTCCGATGCTAAGACTCAACCAGCACCGCCTGTTACCGGAGACTCATCCGGCTCCGATAACAGCGGTGATGGTCAAACAGGCACCGAGAGCACAATTTAGGCTCATTATTGGGAGAAGGTAGCCAAATGCCTTCTCCCTTCCCTTTTCCCTCCCTAAAATGAAAGATTTAAAAATGAATTTTCATGAGCTTTTTCAAACAGAAGAACAAGATACCCGAACGGTTGAAAGGGTAAAAAATTTCATTCTTGGGGCGCTGGCTACAAGCGAGTTTGTTTCAGGCCCATGCAGGAGCGACTTAGATAAATCTACCCGTATATATTCTGTGCATCGAGTTGAGTTGAACAATCCCAAATTTGCAGAAGCTGCCCGTTACATGGCGGAAACATACTTGGAACTTTTTCCTGTGTGCTCGAAAGAGGAAGCGACACGAGAAACCGCCAACGTCTAAAAAACTACGTTTTAGTCCAGGTAAAACGAACTTAGAAAAGGTTTTTCAAATGGCTAAAAGCCCGCTATTAGCTCACTTTGAGTATGACAATGTTGTTGGCTCTGCAAAGGCTCACTGTCACGATATTGCAGCATTGGCCAAAAACTTTGAACGGAATATCCCGGACGGTGATGAAAAAGATATTGTCCTTCGACGGCTCTTGGACGTGAAAGATGCGGTTATAAGAGCTTGCAAACTGTAATGGAGAACTGTCTATGTCCCTGGTGTATTACGGAACTAAATGTATTGAAGCCTGGCCAGCTGAAAAAAATGGCGAGGCAGGCTATGGCGTCCGCTATGCCGACGGTTATGAGTCTTGGTCGCCTAAGCACGTTTTTGAAGAAGCCTATCAACCGACGACCGCACTAAGCTTCGGTCATGCGGTGGTTGCTTCTGTATCTGGCCAAAAAGTTTGTCGGGCTGGCTGGAACGGCAAGGGAATGTTTTTGTATTACGTCCCTGCCAATGCTTATCCAGCTCAAACGGACGTGGCTAAAAAGCATTGGGGCGAGAATTCTCTCGTCCCATATGGGGCGTATCTCGCAATGAAGACCGCCGATGATAACGTCGTTCCCTGGTTAGCTTCCCAAACGGACGTCTTGGCGAACGACTGGATGATCATTGATTAGCCGGTGAGCTATAAGTGTATCAAGGAGCGGATGACAGAACGTGAGCCGCTTTATACGGTTAACGCTATTCTGGAATCGCTCCCTGATTACCCTTTCGAGTCAACCGACAGAATCACCTATGCCGAGATGTACGGCTCCTCCCTGGTATTCATGGGAGAGGATGCTCAGTATTACTTTCTCCGGGGATACAAAGACCTCCGTCCAATGAGGAAGTTTTTCGACACAAACAAACAATTGCTTTTTTAACATCAGCAAGGGAGAGGCAATGGCCAAGGGAGTGGAGAAGGGAACGCGCTTACCAGCAGACTGGCAGCCCAGCACCGACCTGTTTCAATGGGCTCAAGCAGAAAGGCCGGAAATTCCCGCGAAGGATCTGCATAAAATCACCGAGGATTTTAAGGACTACTGGCTGGCTGAGGCCGGTAAACGGGCTTATAAACTGGATTGGGACCGTACTTACAGGCGCTGGATACGACATCACTTTGTCCGCAAACAAACAGGATTTACCAAAGACAACACCCCGAAGGGCTTTGTCTGTTGAAAACCTGGGCTGATTTTGGAATTACCGTTCCTAACGGTGGAGGCGGGGCAGAGCGCTATACGACTTGCCCCCAGTGCTCAAATGATCGCAAACGCGCCAATAAGCGCAAGGCTTGCCTCTCGGTCAATGTCGATAAACAGGTTTGGTTCTGCAATCATTGTGGGTGGACCGGCACCCTTAAAAGCGGCGCAAGCAAACAGTTTCAAGGTGATAACCTTCACTGGAAAAAACCGGAATGGATTCTCCCGGATTTCACACCGAACGAAGGTATCAAATCAGACTGGCTATCCTGGTTTGCTGAGCGCGGTATCAGCGAGGAAGTGCTCAAACGAAACCGGGTCATCACCAAGCCTGCATACATGCCCCAGCTGGACGATTGGACAACCTGCGCGCAGTTCCCGTTTTATCGAGACGGTGCCTGTATCAATATCAAATACCGGGACCGGGATAAAAATTTCCGCCTGCAGGGCGGAGCTGAACGCATCTTTTACGGCCTGGATGATATCCGCGAAACCACCATCATTGTGGAAGGGGAAATCGATAAGCTGTCCATGGAAATGGCAGGCTTTGAGAATTGCATCAGTGTTCCCGATGGCGCACCCCATCCCGAGAGCAAAGATTACTCCAGCAAATTCGCTTTTCTGGAGAACTGCAAGGAAAAACTCGACAAGGTGAAGCAATTCATCATTGCCGTAGACAACGATATCGCGGGCATTCGGCTTGAAACCGAGTTGATGCACCGACTGGGCCGCGACCGTTGCAGCCTGGTTAAGTGGCCTCCCGGATGCAAGGACGCAAACGAAGTCCTGGTCAAAATCGGGGAGGAAACCCTGATCGACATCATCTATAACGCCGAACCGCCGCCGGTTGAAGGCGTTGTGCTCATCAGTGATGTGATCGGACGTATCCGGGATTTATACGAACACGGCCGCATGCCTGGGGTTTCTACCGGCTGGCCAATGATGGATCAGTTTTTTCTTGTTTCGCCCGGAGAGCTAACCCTGGTAACGGGTATCCCTGGCCACGGAAAAAGTGAATGGCTGGATGCCATGTTGATGAACTTAGCGACACTACACGGGTGGAGTACGGCCTATTACTCCCCTGAAAACTTCCCCTTGGAAGAGCACATCGCAAAGCTTGTCGAAAAGCAATCCGGCCGGGCGTTCCAGCACCCCAACCCGATAATAAAAATAGGAAAGGAGGACCTGGAGAACAGCACCCAATGGCTGAACAAGCATTTCTATTTCCTCAAACCGGATGAGGACAATCTTTCCCTCGATGTCATTGTGGAAAATTCCCGCGCCCTGGTATTCCGCCACGGAATCAAGGCCCTGGTCATTGACCCCTGGAACGAGGTTGAGCACGACCGGCCCCAGCACCAAACGGAAACAGAATATACCTCTGTCCAGCTCACAAAAATAAGACGCTTCGCCCGGATTGTCGGATTAGCCGTTTTCGTGGTTGCCCATCCTGCCAAGCTTCAGAAGGACAGCAAGGGAGTTTATCCCGTTCCGACACCCTATGACGTCAGCGGGTCCGCTCACTGGCATAACAAGGCGGATAACTGCATCACAATATATCGGGACAAAACCAAGCCGAACGATCCCGTCCAGGTGCATATTCAGAAAATCCGCTTCAAGAAAAACGGGCGCGTCGGTGTCTGCTATTTCCGCTATGACACGATGACCGGCCGCTATACCGACATTCCTGACCACTTTTAGGAGTCGCAATGAATCCATATCTACTGATTACAGGTTTTCAAAGCGATGGCTATTGGCCACATATCACGAGCCATTATTCCATCCAGGGAGAAGCTTTTATAGGGGCCACAGAATACGAAAAGCAACATCCGGAAAATTCCATTGTCGCCATCTATAAGCGAGTGTATATCAACTTCCCGCAATTCCACTTTAAACTAAATGAGCTTTCCCCTCCTCTCCAAAAACCTCCCCTCGGGCCGCCGCCCGTCTTCCAGCACGAAATGGGATGCAACCATCAATGCAAATTCTGCAAAGCGGATTTCTCCAGACTATACGCCCACTACACCCATATTGAGAGGCGAAACGCGGAGAATACAACGGAGGTTCTCAATCACACAGTAGACCGAGCGATTAACCATAACAACACACTGGCTAATGCATTAAACACTGCATTAGATACTCTACAAACCGAAGCTAATCTTTACAAAATGCACATCCATGAGACTACGAAGGGCTCAACCGTCTACAGTGAGCTCGTTCGACGCCTTGATGTGATAACGGTTGCCATCAATAAAAGCCGCGAGGCCCTATCAAACATAGGAATTAAGCTCGATGCAGAACCCCGATAGCGGTCCGAACTTCGGGTACTGCGTTGATAGCTTCCTGGTGGAAAGAAACCGACAGGCCGATTCGCTGGTCTGCTTGATCGATATGATAGCGAAGAAGTGCAATCAGTATGGGCTCAAAGGCATCAAAATCGATACCATAAATTTTGCTCAGGACATCGAAGGGTTTGGCCATATTACGGTCGACCTTATAAGCCGACATTTCCCGCCCGATAAACAAGAGGATTCATACAATGCAGAACCAAAATGATGACGAACTCAAAAAATTTCGCGGCTTATGGGAGCGCGTCAACGAGAATGGACGAGTAAACTACTCCGGGAAGGTACTCACGCCGTGTTGCCGCAAAGAGGTTTGGGCGAATGTTTATCCCAATTTGAGAAAACAGGAAACTAAACACCCGGATTTCAATATACGCTTAACCCCGGTAAACCCCACATAGCATGTAAATAACCTGGATATCAGAAATATACAACAAATGGCTTATTGTTCATAAAACAAAAGCATGCTATTACTTAAGTAAGTGCGTCTAAAAACGCGCCCGCATGCCCATACCCCCGATTTAGAAAGGAGGTGAGGGAATGGAAATTGCGGTTATTATCGCAGTAGCCAAGCTGTTGTACGCAGCATGGAGCCTCTACTGTTTAATTAAATAAGCTAATCTACAGTGACTGACTAACAATAGGAGATGAGAAGAGGGGCCTTTGGGAGAAGGTTCCCTTTTTTCATGGTTTCGGAAATATTTCCATATTCTTTAACCATACTCCTGCATGCAAAAAAACGAAACTTAAAATAAGTTGCGTTTCTCTCCTTAATTTCTCACGTATTTGTCTTTGCTTAGAAATGTAGTTAGTAAACTACTTTTTAATTATACCGACTTATTCAATAAAAACAAATTGTTTTTCAGTATTTCCTCCATCCGGCCGACACACGGTCAAGAAAAAAATAAACCCCCGGAGAGGGTCCAGGGGCGTGTTTGTAAATTCAAATGGGATTTAAATGCAGATTGGATGGGGATTATTGTGTGCTATTAGAAAAAGCTTTAAAAAGGTTGTCGCACGATTGTCAACTTTAGACAAGGCCTTGTCTCAAATTTTAAACCATCCGCCAAAAGCGCCTGGGTGACCTGGGCTTCATCCAGGAAAGTTTCCGGGAGTACAGCCGTCCAATCTTTTTTCCCCAATGTTTTCCCGATGGGAATACCCGCCGACCAGAATAAATATGCGATGGCCTGGGAGCAGATCGGAAAATCCGGGGTCTCAATTTTAGGGTCTTTACCCATCTTTTGAATAAAACCATGCCTAAATCCCAGGGCCATTAAGAGGGGGTATTTCCAAAATCCATAGAATCGCTTCACCCCCGCCACCATCATTCGTTCATGGGCCTGCAAAAGTAGTTTCTGTTTGTCTTCAGGAATGGGATCAACCGTTCTCAAAACAAAATACGGACGCCGGGTTACATAATGCTCCGCCTCGACTTCTCCGTAAAGCACCCCTGCTTTTGCTCCCGTACTCGCAATCTTACCATCGGGCAAAGCGCACCAGATATGTGCTGCAAGGGTATCGCCTTGAAGCAACGTATTTACATGCCCCAACAAATCCCGCTTTCCGGGAAGGTTCACCCCGATATCCCAAGGCTGGATATCCGGTGTCTTTTCAATAACGCTCGTTAACGGCAGGTTAGGCTCAATGATCGAGTCAGTCATACCGGAATCCCCTCAAGCTCCGAGTAGTAACAAGGCTTACAGCACCATTCGGTTTCCGTAATGGGGTTCATCATCTCAAGCGGGTAAAATCCCCCGCAACCGATACACTCCTCAAAGCTGTCCTTGTAGGCTTCATCGAGAAGACGGTCTATTTCCTGACGGCTCACATCACCTCCAGTGGAATGGTTTTACGAATACGCGCCTGGCTTTTTAACCAGTCCTTCACCCTCAGCCATTCGTCGTGATACACAATCACGATGCAACCCTCAGAACCAGGAATGCCGTTTTCCTCGTGCAGGCAAATGCCCTTTCGTTTGCGCTTGCGGTTCTTCGGATCGCAAATGGTTACCATATCGCCCTGGTTATCAATCGGAAAACATTCCCCGATACCCCGCTCCCCGGCCAGCTGACCCACGTTTTGAGAGGCCGTGTACAAATTAAAGTCCCCATAGGGACAAGGCGATTTAGTCGTCACCCAGCTGGTTTCTGCAAAGCCTGGCTGTCCACTTCTGGCCAGAATTTTCTCAACGATGTACTCCCCACTTTTATGGCGAATGGAGAAGCGGCCCATTGTGGAGCCACTATTGCGGTCGAAGAAGGCTCTATACTCGGGTATCATCATCAATCTCTCTCACTAATGTTTTCAGTGTTCCCGGATCATCTTTCATTGACCGCAGCAGGGTTGCGCTTGCGAGCTTGTCCACTGTGGTTTTAACACTAGAATTTGCTTTCAAGGCCTCAACCTGGCCGCGATATGTTGCCATTTCTTCGGTGAGTTTATTGATACGCTCATTCGTTTCTTTCGCCAGTTCTGCGGACTCTTTCCGAGTGGATTCATGCTTGGATTCACACTCTTTCCAGAGCTTTTCCATTTCATCCAATCGATCTTTTGTGTCCTGGTAGCGTTGATCCGTGGACTGACTTAACCGTTTGATGAACCAGCTCACCAGCAAGGCAAGGCCCTTGATTGAATACCAAGAAATAACAAACAATATGGACCACAGTCCGCCATATTGACGGGCCTGCTCGACGATGAACTTTTCAATTTCCATTCCACGCCCGCTTTTACGCCAGTAAATAATTTTTTCGAATCAGAGAAACCAGTTCAGCAAACAAGGCCGCCGCCATTACGTCATAGCCGGTGTTGTTCGGGTGCAGGTTGTCAAAATTTAATCCGGTTTTATAGCGTCGCGGTGTTGCCGTATCTGCGGTAACAGTCGTTAAATCAATGACCGCATAATTCCCGGCCTTGATTCGGTTCATGAAGGCTTTCAGGAGATTGTCCGTTGCGGCGTCATAGTTATTGTTCGGGGCCAGGAAAACCGCAACCGGCAGGATGCCCAGGCTATGGCAGAAGTTAGCGAAGTCTACCCATCGGCGATACATGATATCGAAGTCAGCTTGAACAGGCGTGCTTTTATCGTTGGGTGAATAGGGGGATGCTAGAGCAATAGCCGGTTTTACGGAAGTAAGACAGCTTTTACCATACCCATAATACTCATCCGTTTTCGCACCGGCAGACCCTAAGTTGATCATGTTAATCGGGTAGCCGGCCGCCAGCGCCAGCATTTCAACCCGGTTGATGTGGGAATTTCGATCGTTGGTCGCCCCCAACCCTTCCGTGATTGAGTTCCCCAAACCCGCTATTTTAATTACCTGCTTGGCACTCAGGAACTCGAAGGCAAAGAAGGGGCTGATGGTTGACGTACCGGCGCTCGTCAGCGTGGAGGGATTGGTTGTATAGTCACCGCTCTGGAAAAACGCCTCCTGATAATAATTGGTTGCAGGGTCGCTAGAATTGGCGGAAATGGAATAATAGCCGACCGAGTTGCTATTTACAGACGTGTCAAAACGGGCTCTGGCCATGATAAACGGCATTTTGTTGCCGTCGGAACGCAGCACCGATTGAAGAGGAATCCAGTCGGATACAAGAATGCCACCGTCTCTCGCGGTAGCTCCCTTTGCCGGAACCGTTCCCGTGGCAGAGCCATTGTTAAAGGTTCCTGCCTGCCAGCCTGTTAAGCCGCCATCGTTGGTCAGGGTGTTTCCAACCGAGGGGACAATTTTATTCGTGTTGGAATTGGTGGGCGCTACGATCAGTGACGCCACCCCAAATGAGGTGGTTTGAATATTTTTGAAATGAACCCGGACAAAATTAAAATCTTCTACTGGCGCATTCGCAATGGTTGTAAAGGTTTGAGTGTTGCCGCCGCCCGTGTTTCCACCGCCGCCCCCGGCCAGGTAGCGGGTAGCGATATTGTTAATATTGTTTGTCGGTATCCGCTGACCAATCTTGGGCGGCTTGTAGCTAGGCTTTAATAACATCCTGTGAATCCTTAAATCTGCATTACAAAAACGTTATTGGTGGCTGAGTCCAAGTCATTCAGAGCCTTAATCGCCTCAAATGGCTTTCCCGTACTATTGTCAAGCTGGATAACATCTCCGGGACTGAAGCGCTCGCATCCGTTTTTCGTAGGGTCTGTGCCGTCAAAGGTTACCCATAAATCCGATGTTCCAAGATGTTGAAGAAACCTGGAATTGTATTCCGTACTCACTGCCGCCATTAACACTTTTACCGCCGTTAAACTGACGGATTGAACGGAATGAACCGCGCTCCCTTTTGCCATTCTATTTCTCCTCTATGCCGCCACTGCCCAGGCGCCAGCGGGTAATTGCTTCACATAAGACGTTTTCTGCCCGGAGTTGAGCACGTCATAGGCTCGTGGTCCTGTTACTGGCACGGCATAACTCCCGGACCCGTTCCCCAAAATGTTGCCATAGTTACTGACCGCTAGGGCGGTTTGAATCCCACTCAAAGCAGTTGCCGCATCGCTGGCAGCAGAACCTCCCGTAAAGACCAGGTAACCCCGACCGTTGTATTTATCAGTAGCAGCCCCGCTCATGACCCCATTGAGCCACCCGAACGCATGCTGAACGTAATAATTGCCGTTTGATTCTACGTAGGAGCCATCCACTTGTTGCTGAATCCAGGAAGGCAGGGTGTTGTAAAACGTCTCCGCATCCGTGTAGCCGTTCAACGCATAGATATAAGCCATAATCTGGGCCGCCCCGAATGGAGACATTGTGGTATCGCCACCACTGCGGTAGTACCAGCCTACAGGAGCATCGGTATGGGCAAGCATAAATGACCCTGAACCTGCCGCTGTGATATCTATCTTGCCCGTATTAGCAATCGCACCCGCCGCCGAAGCGTGTAATGTGCAGAGATTCAGAGCTCCAGAGAATCGAAGATAGTAAACTGTGCCAGGCGTTAAACCCGTAGGGCTCGTGCTTGCTGATAGGCGGGTAAAATAAACAGCACTGCCGGTCTTACAGGTGATAGAAGACGGAACCTGAATCACATCCGTTGCAATGGTAATATCTGCATTTGTAAAGACAAGCCCTGTAATGGCTTTCAGGGTACTTCCCGCGCTTGTGATATCGACCTTGCTTGTATTAGCCAAAGCATTCGCTTGCGTCAAGTGCAGCTGGTAAACCGTCCCGCTTACTTTGCGTGGATAATAAACAATGCCATTGCTTAAGCCGCCAGGGATAGCAGTTCCCTGGATTGTGAGCGGGGTCGAAAACGTGCTGTTATCGCTGAGATAATCCACGCCCAAATCTACCGTGTCGGCGGTTGTATCCACTGTTCCAACGGTATGAACCTGGCTCGCACTCCCTTCCATGGTAGACGGGATAAAACCCGTATCCAGGAAATAACGCCAGATTCCGCCGGAGGCTCCCGGATTCGGTTCCCATTTCTGAGTTGAGCCGTTAAAGGTGCATTGAGTTTTAAGCACGTTAAGAGCGGCCGTACTGCCATCAAAAGCCATATTGATAGCCACGCGAATAGCGTCCAGCTGGTGAGCGTTTCCATTATTTCCGGCGAAAAGCTCACGGGCTCCGGTGTTGATATTAATGCCCAGCAGATAAGTCGGCATATTCCAGAAATTATAGGAACAGGAACCCGTGATGTCGTCGTAACTATTGCTAGCCAAACTGTTCCACACTGTCGCGTTTGTCGCATCGTATTGCGCGAACAAGCGAAAGAAAGGAGCCCAGAGATAGGATGGATCGGTTGCGACCTGCCCTCCCTGGGTCTCGAAGGGGTATACATAAATAAATCCGCTTCCTGTATCGGAAAAATCGATAAAATTCGTATTGGACAGCGCGTCCGCTTTGGTGTGATAAAGCGACAGGTTATAGCTACCATTCACCCGGATGTAATATTTTGGCCAAGTGATACCGCCGACATCCTGGAAGGCTAAACCCGTGGGAGCAACCGCTCCGCCAGGATTCCACAAACGCACTGCGTCACCGGTCGTTAAGCCTGCGTCGTTAAAAATAATGTCACCACCCGGAAAAACGGTTGTGTTATCCAAGGCCATGCCAATGGGTGCCGGATTCACGAATCCACCCCCGCCACGATAGCCACCCATGGTTAAGGCATACCGAGAGCCGCATTTCCTGACACCATACTGAGCCAGCGATTGAAGCGCCGCCAGGGCATCAATCAGGTACCCTTTAATATTCCAACGCTCGTAAGCAAGCAGCAGGCAGCCAATAACCACAACATCCCCATCAGGAGCCAGATACAGACTCGCGATACCCGATTGATTACCGCCCGTTGCGGAGTAATCCTCCGACCATACCCATCCGTAGGCGTTGAGCGAAATGTTTCCCGTCCCGTTTTCATAGAGCGCCACTCCCAGGTTATTCATGAAGTCCGCCAGCTCTTGAGACCAGGCAGTACCCTGTTTGCTTTTTGCGGTTGCGATGTTGGCGGAACTTAAGAGGTGTTTGCTTTCCAGCACTTTATAACATTCGTTGAATGCTTTGAAATCGTCCGCCATCAAGGCGTAGAGCATCCCGTAGGATTGCCCTTCGCTGAGCGTGACCATTTTAGAAGGGTCGGAAGCGTAAGCGATTTGCCCTGCATAATCAAAGTTTTTCAGGTGATAGGGAAAGCTTACGCCACCGTTAAAATAGGGACCGGCACCGGATTTAAACCATGCGAACCAGCTTGCAAAACGCGTCTGCCAAGTTGATTTAGGCATTAATCCGACCTCCAAAATAGGTGGAATCCGCCGTCATAGCGTCATCCGAAATATAGGACTGGTACACTTTTATCCCGTAAATGTAGAAACAGCCGGGATTCTTGCCCAGGTTTTCACCACCAACACGGAAGCGAATCGAGGGTGTTTCCTCGGTTAATCCCAAAGTGGGGATATTGCTCCCGGCGACCACTAGGCCACCGTTGAAATCAGCCCTACCCACCCCTTGCACGTAATCACGCCGCACGACATGGGTTCCCCAGCCCTCATACGGGTATTCACTGCCGGTGGTAAATACATAGGGGTCAAGGTCTCTCGCCATCCCATCCACGTAAAACTCATCCGAACTGAAAGCTGAACGGCCATAGCCAAAACGACAATGCCCTGCCTGTCCGCCTTCAATCCAAATAATTCGATCCAGGGTGTCGGTATCCGACGGGAAGGTATAGGCCAATAGGGAAACACTGACACCCGGAATCGATAAAAATTCACTGGCCAGACCTGTCGTTTCCAGCCAGTCGTCGATACCATCAAAGGCGATGGCAGGCCGAGCACTGGCCATATCGGAAATGTTAATCCAGTTAGGCGAACCGGCGAGTGACGGACTTCTTAGCTCAAGCCCGGTGAGCTTATCCCGCCACTTTGTGACCACTGGATAACCCAACGTACTATCAAGGGTTACGGTCCCGGCGGCATCCGCTTCCCAATGCGCCAGCAAGGTATTATCATTCTGGCCAGTGCCGATAAAGCCGCCCGTTTTGATAATCCAATTAACAGCCATAGATGGCTGCACATTGTTGTGCGGTGTTCCGAGTCCAGATGAAGCCGTGGTTTTATTGTTAGTTCCCGTCCCTGCATTGTAATCATTGTTTGTAGAACCCGATCCGCCCCTTAATCCGGTATTACCGCCATAAGGGTGAGTATGAGGCGGTCCTTCATCTGGCGTTAGAGCGTGTTTATCTTCCCCAAAAATAGCTCCTAAAACCTTGGCCAGCACATTGCTAAGCACAGTGTTATTTTTATCTACACCGACCTTGGCAACCCCTGAGCTATTTGGCACGTTGAAGGTGGTTGAGCCATCCCCGGCCCCATAAGTTGTGCCAATTACTGCAAATAGCCCCGCATGCTCAATTCTGCTGTATTCTGCACCGTCCTCCAGGAGATAACCAGGAGGAGCAATAGATCCGTGGAATGGTAATGATGCTCCGATAGGGACTGCAACACCCCAGCCAATACCGGTCGGGGAACTGGAGTCCAGCGTCAAAACCAGCCCGTCCCGATCCGGTGCGAGGGCCGCATACCCCGTGGAAGTACGCGTTAAAATCTGTCCCTTTTGGGTTAATGCCCCCGTGGCATGCGCTGCATTGGCGGCTTCAAAAGCGCTCTGTGCCGCTGAATTTGCGCTTGCCTGGCTTCTGTCGGCACTGGCTTCAGCCGCACTTGCGGCGTCTTCAATATCGCTGAGATTGAACTCGGTATTTTCGATCCCTGTCCCGTCATCGTTCCACACCAGGCCTTTCCCTGGCTCCGGGTCTGCAAGCGTTAGAACGCCCTGAAAGGCACTACTTAAAGACAAACGAACACTGCGGGAAATTTTAAACGCCTGGTCCTGAATCATGGCGATAATACGGGTCAACTCGAAGTTCATTGCTTGGCCCGTAAAGCTACCCGCGCCGCTTTCACTAAAACCCGACGCCCGATCAATTTGAGTCTGTCGCGCAAGCGTTACTTTCTCACCGCCCACCATGGCACTAACGGCTCTCATGGTGCCGCCGCTGTCCGTCTGTAATCCACTCAAAATACTGAAGTCGTAGCGTTGAACGCCATTCACAAAAAAGCAGAGATCGGCTTGCGACTCTAACCAGAAGGTAAATTCAAAATCTTTTTGCCCTGCATACGCAATATAGTTATCAATGGGCGGCCGGTCAGTGATGGGCGTGGTCGCCATTACTACGCTCCTGTTTTTCAAAAAGCGTAGCAATTTTTGCTGTTTTTAATAACTTAAGAACTTAACCTAACTATTAGCGTTTTGAGAGTTCCGACCTTAGAGCTTCATAAATCATGTATACCGCACCCTCAAGGTGTTTCTTTTTTGTCTTAATTTCTGCTTCGGATAATCCCGCTAATGTGTGATCAAACGCCGCAAATAAATTCTGCGAGGCACTTTCCAGCTGAGTAGCAGTAATTTCTTTCATTACAAACCTCCGATTTCAAAAAGTTTCGTTTGCGCGACCAGGTGTTCATATTTCGGGTTGAACCAATCAGCGACACGATGAACGCCCTGGATATCTTTTGGCCAATCGTGATCCGCACAAGCTTCCCCGATGTCATTCGTCCATTCTAAATGCTCAAGCTCCCAATGGTAAAAACCATCACCGGGCCAGTTTTCTTGCGCTACGAGCGTGGTCTGCATCCCTTGGACGATAATCGTCTTCCGGGCGACGGGGTGTTTTTTCATCACGGGTCAATTCTTATGAAGCTCCAGTTTTAATTAGTCTACAAAACTGGAGCTTCGTCCACCAGTGCAAAGGCTGAAAATCGTCCTCATCGAGTATGTCGTTCGAATCGGCTTTGTCGCCTGGATTCTCCTCATTCTGTGGAGTCTGATAGCCCCAGTTTTTCAACCCCCTAAAAGCGGACCCGGATGCGATACCTCTCGCGACGGCAGGACAGATTGTTGGTAAAGGAAAATACAATGAAGCGTTTATTCGAAGCAATCAAGCAATGGTTTATTGACTGGGAAAAAGAAATGGGCGATTCCAAGGAACACTGGTTTTAACTTGTCCGATTCATGTCATCGAAACTTTCAAAGACGCTTACGTGGTCGTTTATTTCATCTAAAGCATTGCCATCCGACAAAGATTTTTCAATAATCTGGATACGCTCTTCTCGAGAAAGAGAACCAAATTTCCGGATATTGTCGACGTTTAACCCGATAATCATGTTGGTATAACGATTTTCCCAGAGCTTAATATCCGGGTGTTTAAGTCCCCAGTCCCTTACTGCGACACCAACAGCATAACCGAGACTCCAAAGAAATTCTTCTTTTGTAAGGGCGTTATAGCGTGTTCCATCAGGGAATTGATAAGTCTGCATAACACTATTCCGTTTTCGCCTCGCGCTCTTCGGGATCGACCCCCATGATAGCATTAAGGCCATCCTCAGCCCTATCGAAAAGGCCGCGTATGAAGAAGAGGTTTTGAAACGGAATTAGGCGCCTGACGGCTCTCGTGTCTGCCGACTGCCAAGCCGGTTTGCCTTCCTCATCCTCTCCCGGAAGAATCGCCCGCGAAATGCCGGTTAAAATTTTGGAAGCATCGGAAATCTTTCCGGCGGTCGGACCCGCCAAAGCGTCGGTTAAGTTACGGCTGGCATACCGAGTATTCGGCTGTTTTCCTAAAACGCGCGAAATCCCGACGTGTCCCCGGGTGGCTTTTTCCAGGATGTTATTCGCGTCAAATAACCAGCCGGTTAATCCCGCCCTGTCTACACCTTCAGCGATCAAGGATTGCGGTCTCATGTCGATTTCCCGGCCACTCATCCGGGCTTTCATGAGCGTAACCAAAACCCCCAGCGAAGTGGCGAAAACCACGCCGTTGAGCGTTGCTAAGTCCCTGTTCTGTATGCCGGTCATCAACACGCGTTGAGTGCCTGCGAAGGCAAACGATTTAAACTGGCCAAAGAGTTTTCCCATTTCCGTCGACAGGAACAAAGGCTTGTCCTGTCCGGGTGTTACGATAATTCGGTCCACATCTTTCAGGATAGCAGAGCGGAATGTCTGCAAGGCCAGCTGATCCTCCCAGGCATTCGTATTGGGTAAATGGATATTGCCTTGAGTTCTACCGTGTTGGCTGAACTGCTCATAGATCCGGTGAGCCATATTTTCGTCAATATAACTCGCTGCTAAGTTTTCCAGTTCTTTCGCACTTACCCCGCCTTCTACCGTCTGCTTAATCGCTTGCAGCAGGCGTGTTTGTGTCATCATGCCTGCTAACTGCTTGAGGCTCGCGGTCCATTGGCTGATTCCAGTCACTTTTCCGAAACCTTCCTGGAGAAAAGAAAGCCCTCTTTCAAGTTGGGAGCCTCTTCCGTAATCGTCCATTAATTCGCCAATAGCCATCATTCTGGAATCGAGAATCATTTCCAGCCCTGCACCGGCTAATTTTACCTCTTCGGCCGCCAATCTAAATCCCTTAAAATCAGAGATTAAAGGGACCAGTCCATCGCGCAAAAATCGGGTCGCACCATGGACCAAAACCGGCCCCGCGAGATCCGGGATACTTGACATAGCAACGCCACCCATCAGGGTTAAATAGTTATAGGTCCGCATGATTTTCCCGCCCCGGACGAAAACCGATGAGGGATCTTCTGGAAGTCCATACGTCCCCCGGAGACGATCAAAAACAGCCTCAACATCGCGCAAGTCCCGACGTTTTAATTTCTCCAGTTTTTTGAGCTGAGACTCATCATTAAGGCCTCGCATTTTCAGATCCCAGTCGCCAGCAATACGGCTTCTTAATTGCTCCAGGCCTATGGTTAAGTCAGGTGTCTTTAGTCCTTCCATCAGGGAAATATCGGCGCTCATGGTGCGCTCGTATTTCTTGGCCACATGCTCGATGTCGCTGATCAAAAACTCCTCAACCCAAGCATCGGGAATATCGTAAATCTGAGCATGCAGAGGACTGCTGTGCCGTACCCGACCCGTTCCACCACCGGAGCCGCCAGCCATCGAGGCGATGTCGGAAATCGCACCGGTTGCAGGGTCCTTATAAACGAGGTTATATTCAAGCCTGCCATTGGGTGCGCCGATGATACGGTCAATCAACCGATCCGCGATAAGCTCCAAGGCTTCACGCGGACGGCCTCCCGTCTCTTTGCTCATCAGATATTCCAGGTTCAGATTAAAGAAGTCGTCCCGCTTGGCAATGATTTTCTCGATGTCCCACACCCGGGAGAGATAGCTCCCGATATCACCATTAGAGCCATCGAGGTTGAGCTGTTTTACATCCTCTGCCAGGGCGCCAATATTAATGGCTCTTTCCTTCAGGGGATTGAAAACTTTTTCTCGGAAACTACTGGCCGCCTGTGCCACCTCCGGGATGGGGTGCTTGTCGCCGTTACGCATTGCCCGTCCAATTTCCCGTTTAAACTCATCATAGGTTAATAAATCGCCGCCTTGACCCAGGGCATCCCCTGCCTCTGCACGAAGTTTTCCGAATTTCCCGGCCTGGCCAAAACGATACCGCTCAAACAGATCATCCATTTCCTTCAGTGCATAGGCTAAAGGAGCCTTGCTCTGCTTGATGATGGACTCAATAGGTACTTTAGTGGCAACCCCTAAGGCATTTTTGGCATAGCGAAGGGGTACTTCTGCCAGCGTTTGGATGATGCGACGGGTTTCCAGCGATGGACTTAACAATGTCCGTATGAGCGGGTCTTGCTGGTTCAGCAACGGCAGTTTTTTTAAGAATCCGTGATCCTTCAGGAGTTCGTTTGCTGTTGCTGAGTCGTCGATGGGAGCGTCGGCGTAGATGGTTCCGTCGTCGGCTGTTTCAAAGGCGTTGTCTCCGTCTTCCCAGGCGGATTCGTCGCTTCCTTCGTGTTCGCCCCATTCTGCCCAGTAGGCGTTCCCGCCATCGCGTCCCTGTGGATGTCCCTCAGGCTCCGCTTGACCCATTTCCCCGAGTTCAGCATTTCCGCTTGGTGCGCTCTCCACCGGGTTTCCTGTTCCGGGGTCAATGTTGGCGGTTTCTGTTGGATGGGCTCGTTCATTGGCTTTCCGCAGCTCCTCATTGTACCGGTTGTAAAACTCCTCGGGCATTACGTCCAACGCGCTGTCATGCTCTAAACTATAATCCAACGCGGCTTGATATGCTTCCGGTGAATCGACGCGGTGGAACCTCTCAAGGATATCATTTGCGAGGTTGTTGATATAGTGCAGATGCGCGTTTTCTTCGGATTCTCTTTGAGCGAATTGCTGTTGTCCTTTACCCTCTTGAGCGGCGACATCGACACTGGCCAGCTCGCTGGAAATATCCGTTGAATGCTCACCCATTGCGGATTGCTGGACTTCCTGCAAGTGTTTTTCAAGCGCAGCAATGGTTCCTTCATTTTTCTGAAGTTTGGCAGCCAGGCCGGGAATCCCGATACGTTCCACAAGGGCATTAAGAGAAGCACCTTGAGGGAATGCGATATAACCCTTTTTCGGGACGAAGAGCTGAAAGCCTGTGCCGTCCCCAATCTTTGGAGCCTTTTTGTATTTAATATCGTATTGGCTCAAAAAGTCCGTTGCCGGTTGTTCGCCCAGCATTAAATCTTTGGAAGCGAATTGACCCACCAGGTCTGAAATTCGTTCACGAATTTGCTTCTGCAGGGCGGTTTTAGAGAGCGGTTTTGCAGCCTGCGTAACGGCCTGCTCACCCAGGCCAAGCCAGTCAACCGGCTCAAATTTGGGTGACTCAGCAATCCCTTGAGTGATTGGTCCTTCGGCTGAATGCGCAGCTGCAACTCCTGTATCCGTCTCCAACGCCTGTGGGCTTATTTCAACACCACCGGGCTCAACGATATCGGGTTCGGCGGTTTTAGAGACTGCTTCTTCCCAGTTTTCTTTAGCCAGTTTTTTTTGATTCTTGGCATAAATGACTTCTGGGCTGTCCTCTGGGTGAAGCGCCTTTGCGTTTTCCAGCTCCGATGATGCCTGGTCATAGGCTCGCAATACCGGCTCAATTTCAGATGGCTGATACCGTCCTTGACGCGGGAGTTTTAAATCGTTTTCAATCTTAGCCGCCAGTTGCCCTTCAATTACTTTGGAGAAGGCACTTTTAGCCCCACCCCAGGCGAGTCGTGCAGCTGGAGCAAGACCACCAATCAGGCCAGATAATAAGGTGATACCGGCGATATTATCGGCGGAGCTTCCCAACTCACGGGTCAACTGTGTCGCCTGTAAGCCGCTTTCTTGAAGCGCTGCAAAACCCAGCCCGTGCAATGCGCCCCGGGCAGCCCCTTGTAAAATATTCCCGGCTTGCGCCCCATGTGCTGCATTACCGAAGGGAATCAGGTTAATTGGATCGAGTATACCTGCCGCCACACCAGCCAAGCCACCTAGCCACCCAGACCCGCCGA